TTTTAACACATTAAGGAGGATTTCAAGATGAGTAAGATTTTAGAATTAAGAGAAAAAAGAGCAAAGGCATGGGAAGCAGCAAAGGCATTCCTCGATGCCAAGAGAACACAGGAAGGCTTTGTGTCTGCTGAGGATGCAGCAACCTACGACAAGATGGAAAACGATGTCGTAAATCTCGGAAAGGAGATCGAGAGACTGGAAAGACAGGCTGCCATCGATGCAGAACTTTCCAAGGCAACAAGCGCACCGATCACCAACAAGCCGGATGCAAAGACTGGCGGTGACACAAAGACAGGAAGGGCAACCGATGAGTACAGAAAAGCGTTCTGGAACGGCATGAGAAACAAGGTGCTGTCTTATGAAGTACAGAATGCCCTTACCATCGGCACGGATTCCGAGGGAGGTTATCTTGTACCGGATGAGTACGAGAAGAAACTGGTGGAAGCACTGGAAGAGGAGGTGTTTTTCCGTAACCTTGCAACCGTCATCAAGACATCGAGCGGTGACCGTAAGATCCCAATCGTTACATCCAAGGGTGAGGCGGCATGGATCGATGAGGGCGGTCAGTTTCCTGAATCTGATGACAGCTTCGGACAGACAACCATCAGTGCCTTTAAGCTGGCAACCATGATCAAGGTGTCCGATGAACTCTTAAATGACAGTGTGTTCAATATCGAGCAGTATATCTCAAGGGAGTTCGGAAGAAGGATCGGTACAAAGGAAGAAGAGGCATTCTTTATCGGTGACGGCAAGGGCAAGCCTACCGGAATCTTCAGTGCAACAGGCGGTGCTGAGACAGGCGTGACATCCACCGGAACATCCATTACGTTTGATGATGTCATGGATCTTTACTATTCCCTCCGTGCCCCTTACCGTAACAAAGCGGTATGGCTTTTGAATGATTCGACCGTAAAGGCAATCAGAAAGCTGAAGGATGGAAACGGAAATTATATCTGGCAGCCGTCCGTAAGGGAAGGTGAGCCTGATAAGATCTTAAACCGTCCTTACCGCACATCCATCTATGTGCCGGAACTTGCAGCCGGAAACCGTGTCATGGCATTCGGTGATTACAGTTACTACTGGATTGCAGACCGCCAGGGCAGAAGTTTCAAGAGACTCAATGAGCTTTATGCTACAACCGGACAGGTCGGATTCCTTGCTTCCGAGCGTGTGGACGGCAAGCTGATCCTTTCCGAGGCAGTCAAGACACTTGATATCAAGGCTGCCGGAAAGTAGGGGTGGCAGGATGTTCGTAACGCTTGAGGAAGCCAAAGGGTATCTCAGGGTCGATTCGTCAGACGAGGATGAACTCATCCTCCGTCTGATGGAAACATCCGACCGCCTGATCTTAGACGTGACAAGACAAACTCCGGAAGAACTCAAAGAGTATGGATCTGTTGTCCGTACTGCAGAACTGTATGTTATTGCCTACCTGTATGAGCATCGGGAAGAAGCGGATCATAAGACCATGACGGAAACATTGAAGTATCTGTTTTTTGGAATCAGGAGGGAGGTATTCTGATGATAGAACTCATGCGTGAACGGATCACGATACAGAAAAGCAGAACGAAGACGGACAAAGCCGGAAACCACACGGTTGTGTGGGACAATCATTATCAATGTTTTTCCTATGTGAACAGCCTGTCGGGAAAAGAATACTGGGAAGCAAAACAGGTAAATGCGGAAACGGAGATTGATTTTGTCATCCGCTACTGCAGTGAGGTGTCAGGTCTTGATATGGAGCATTTTCGTATTGTTTTCCGTGGGAATCTTTACAATATTTCCTTTATTGATAACGTGCAGTATAAAAATAAGACAGTCAAAATAAGGGCTGCCCTGACAAAGAGGTGAGCGGATGGCAGAGAGAAGGACAACGGTTGACGGACTGGCAGATGCAATCATGGATGGTCTGAAAGAGTATGCCAATCTTGCAACGGATACCGTTAAGGATGCGGTAAAAGATGCATCCAAGACTGTAAAGAAAGAGATACAGGCAAATGCCCCGAAGCAGACAGGAAGGTATAAGAAAAGCTGGACGGTCAAAAAGACAGCGGAGAGCAGCAGCTCACTTACTATGACGGTCCATTCCAAGGACAGATACCAGATTGCACACCTTCTGGAACACGGCCATGCAAAACGTGGAGGCGGCAGGGTAGCCGGAAGGGAGCATATCGCTCCGGCAGAAGAAAAAGGCAATAAGGAACTTCTGCAGAAGATAGAGAGGGGGTTACGGTGATGACACATGAAGAAGTGATGGCAGTGATGAAAAAAATCGGTCTTCCGTATGCCTATCATCATTTTGCAGAGGGCGAGTCACCCAATCCGCCTTTCTTGGTGTTTTTATATCCGAAGAGCAATAATTTTTCTGCTGACGGAAAGGTATATCACAAAATAAACTGCCTGAATGTAGAATTATATACGGATGTAAAAAATATAGAACTTGAACAGAAAATAGAAGCCATGTTTGACGGGCATGGAATTTTTTATGAGAAAAGCGAAGTATGGATTGAGTCAGAAAGTCTGTATGAAGTGCTTTATGAGATGGAGGTATAAAAAAATGGCTAATAAAAAGAATAAAGTCAAGTTTAATATCCGAAATGTGCATTATGCACTGCTTACCAAAAGTGATGATGGAGAGGTGACATATGGCACACCCGTGCCGATGCCCGGTGCAGTATCCATTTCTCTTGATCCAAATGGAGAGCCAAGTGTATTCTATGCAGACGGATATGCATATTACACGATCAATAACAATCAGGGTTATGAAGGTGACCTTGAACTTGCTCTGGTGCCGGAGTCGTTCCGTACCGATGTACTGAAGGAATCCCTTGATGCCAATAATGTGCTTGTCGAGGATGCAACCGTGGAAACAGGTAAATTTGCACTGTTGTTTGAATTTGATGGTGACATCAATAAAATCCGTCATGTGCTTTATAACTGTACGGCGGCAAGACCAACCATCGAATCTGCAACAAAGGAAGATGAAATCGAAGTTAAGACAGAAACCCTGTCGATTACGGCATCACCTCTTGATGGGGGCTATGTAAAGGCACGAACATCTGACAGCACTTCAGCGGCTGCTTATGATGGCTGGTATAAAACAGTATATCTTCCGAAAGCAGTATCTGATGCATCTGGCCAGTCCGACAGTGCAAAGGTATCATCAGCAAAGAACAGTTCTAAGGAGGTCGTATCATGAGCCTTATAAAAGATCTTGAAATTGATGGAAAGCAGGTGCCATTCAAGGCATCTGCTGCAATCCCACGAATTTATCGTATTAAGTTTGGAAGGGATATTTATAAAGACCTGAGTGCCTTGGAGAAGGCTGTAGGAAAAGATAAAGAGGAGAGTTCAAGCCTGGATATGTTTTCACTTGAGATGTTTGAGAATATTGCATATGTTATGGCAAAACACGCAGACCCGGGCATTCCCGATACACCAGAAGAATGGCTTGATGAGTTTAATACATTTTCTATTTATCAGATTCTTCCACAACTTATTGAGTTATGGGGATTGAATGTGAAAACGGATGTTGAAGCTAAAAAAAACTTCGCCCGACAGAGCGTCAGATGACAACGCCCTTATTTCTTCTAAGATGTGTGCAGATAGGGTTGTCTATCCGAGACCTTGACCTTCTGACAATAGGGATGGTTAATGATATGTATGCCGAGAGCAGTAATGATGATTATAAGTATCCAGAAGTTGCAACACAGGAAGATTTCGACAGGTTCTAGATTGAGAAAACAGCCATTTTCTGATATAATACGGAAAGTGGTTGAAACATTCTCAGCTACAAATCGGAATTTTTAGGGGGGAGATAAATTATGACCTTCAATAAAGAAAAAATAATCATAAGACCAGAGAAGTTATCCGAATATGAAAAAGTTGATAAGTTGATTTATAAGGCTTTTGCTGAACAACATAGTATAGAAACTGGAAAATTTATGATGCAACACTTTAGAGAAGAAAGAAAAAAAGATACTTTTATCCCGGAGCTTTCTCTTGTTGCTGTATTAGAAAACGGAACAATTGTTGGAGAAGTTGCGCTTCACGAAACAGATATCGTCACAGAAAATGAAAATATTACGCAATTGGTTTTAGCACAAAGTGCTGTTTTGCCAGAATATAGAATGCAAGGAATTATGAGAAGATTAGTAGAATACGCACTAGAGAAAGCTGAAAAAATGGGTTATGGAGCAGTGTTTCTTGGAGGAAACCCTAATCTTTATGGTAGATTTGGCTTTGAACCATCTTCTGCATACGGAATTTATCACGAAAATAGAAAAAAATGGGGCGATGAAGGATTTATGGTGTGTATATTAAAAGCAGGTGTTCTAGATGACGTAACAGGTACAACCTATTATTATGGTGGTTAATATCTGTTGAAAAATTCTAGTTTGTCGGAGTGAAAATTAATAATTTACATAGAAACATCTGTCAGAAATGGCAGGTGTTTTTCTTTTGTTAAGGAGCAGAGATGCTCCTTTTTTTGTACCTAATTTTAGGAGGAGGTGAGAATTCATGGCAAGCCGTATTCAGGGAATTACCGTTGAGATTGGTGGTGATACAACCAAATTGCAGAATGCCCTTAAGGGTGTGAATGGACAGATAAAGTCTACTCAGTCACAGCTGAAGGATGTAAACAAACTGTTGAAACTGGATCCGGGCAACACAGAGCTGATAGCACAGAAACATAAGCTGCTGTCAGAGGCTGTTGGCGAAACAAAGGAAAAACTGGCAACCTTAAAGACGGCAGCGGAACAGGCAAACACGGCGCTTGCCAATGGTGAAATCTCCAAAGAGCAGTATGACGCCCTTCAAAGGGAAATCGTAGAAACGGAGCAGGACTTAAAGAATCTGGAAACCCAGGCGAACCAGTCGGCAACGGCAGTTCAGAAGATAGCAGCGTCTGGGGAAAAGTTAAAGACGGTCGGAAACAACATATCGTCTGCCGGACAGAAACTTCTTCCCGTAACAGGGGCTGTGGCAGGGCTTGGTACGGCTGCGGTTACAATGGCAGCAAACTTTGAATCCTCCATGTCACAGGTACAGGCTACGATGGGAATCACTAAAGACTCCATGTCAACGGTTGACGGGCAGTCTGTTAATACGATGGACACCCTTTCCAAACTGGCAAAGAAGATGGGCGCAGAGACAGCATTTTCTGCAAGTGAATGTGCAGAAGCATTAAACTATCTAGCACTTGCTGGATATGACACGGAGCAGATGTGCGATACTTTGCCGACTGTACTCAATCTTGCAGCAGCCGGAGATATTGCACTTGCCGATGCTTCTGATATGGTAACGGATGCGATGTCAGCCCTTGGTATGGGAGTTGATGAAGCAGGAACGATGGTAGACCAGATGGCAAAGACGGCATCTACTACGAATACATCCGTGGCACAGTTAGGGGAAGGTATCCTTACCATCGGTGCAACAGCCAAATCCATCAAGGGTGGTACGGCAGAGCTTAATACGGCACTCGGCATCCTTGCCAATAATGGTATCAAGGGTGCAGAGGGTGGTACGCACCTAAGAAACATCATCCTGTCTTTGCAGAATCCTACGGATAAGGCTGCCATTGCGATGGAAGAACTGGGACTGCAGGTTTATGATTCCGAAGGAAACATGAGGAGCATGAATGATATTCTGGGTGACCTGAATTCTGGAATGGATGGGATGACCTCTGCCGAGAAATCAAATATCATCGGCAGGATATTTAATAAAACCGACCTGTCATCCGTGAACGCACTGCTTGCCAATACGGGAAGTACATGGGATGACCTTCAGCAGTCTATTGCAGACAGCGGGGGTGCTGCCGGACAGATGGCGGATACACAGCTTGATAACCTGCAGGGACAGATCACCATATTGAAATCTGCATTAGAGGGACTTGCCATTTCATTTGGAGAACTGTTGATGCCTGCCATCAAACAGATCGTTGGATGGGTACAGTCATTTGTCGATGTATTAAACGGACTGGATGAAGGGACGAAGAAAACGATTGTCACAATTGCACTTATCGTGGCTGCCCTTGCCCCGGTTCTTATCATTGTCGGAAAAGTCATCTCCGCTGTTGGAACGATCATGACCATTGTTCCAAAGATTGCCGGAGCCATCAATACAGTTAAGGGAGCATTTGCAGCACTGAATACGACAATGCTTGCAAATCCTATCGTTCTTATTATTGCAGCCATAGCAGCACTTGTGGCTGCCTT